ATTCGCAATATCGACGAGGCGATGAAACGCAGGCTGCACCTGATCCCTTTCACGATCACCGTGCCGCCCGAGCGCCGCGACAAGAACCTGCAACAGAAGCTCCTGGCCGAACGTGACGGCATCCTCGCGTGGGCCGTGCAGGGCTGTCTCGACTGGCAGCGCCACGGACGACTCTCTCCACCGCAGCGCGTGGTGGACGCGACGGAGGAGTATTTCGAAGCCGAGGACGCCCTGGGCCGCTGGCTCGATGAGCGCTGCGTGCGCGCGCCCAACGCCAAGTCGCTGACCGCCGAGCTGTTCAACGACTGGAAGCAGTGGGCTGAAGCCTCTGGCGAGTTTGTCGGCGCACAACGCCGCTTTTCCGATCTGCTCATCACGCGCGGGTTGGACAAATGGCGCAACGGGATGGGCGTGCGCGGGTTCCAGGGCATTGGCCTCAAGCACCCGCCGACCCCTGCCTACACCCCCTACGCGGACGACTGACCCCATGAAAACCACGCGGTCTGACGCAGCTGACGCAGTTTGTCGTAACTCCTACGCGTGCGCGTGTGCGCGCGCCTCATGGAGAGTTTCGTCACGAAGTGTCAGCTGCGTCAGATCCGCACCGGATAAGGACTGACACCATGATCACAACCATCCTCGCCCTTGATCTGGGCACCACCACCGGCTGGGCGCTGCGCGGCAGCGACGGTCACATCACCAGCGGTTCCGAGAGCTTCCGGCCGCAGCGCTTCGAAGGCGGCGGAATGCGCTTCCTGCGGTTCAAACGCTGGCTCAGCGAGATCAAGCAATCCTGCGACGGCATCGACTGTCTGCACTTCGAAGAGGTGCGTCGCCACGTCTCGACCGACGCTGCCCACGCCTACGGCGGTTTCCTTGCCACGCTCACGGCGTGGTGTGAACACCACCAGATCCCGTACCAGGGCGTGCCGGTCGGCACGATCAAGAAGCACGCCACAGGCAAAGGCAACGCTGGGAAGGAAGATGTCATCGCTTCCGTCACCGCGCGCGGGCACACGCCGGTCGACGACAACGAGGCCGATGCCCTGGCACTGCTGCACTGGGCAATCCAGCATCACGACGATGGCCAGGAGGTGTGAAATGAAAGTTCCCACACCCCAGTACCGCTGCCCCCTCGGGCGACTGCAACCCCAGGCCACCGATCTGGACGCCATCAAGGAACGTGGCTGGCGCGACCAGCACATCCTGGTGGTCAACGCATCCGATGAACGTCTGGACTTCATCGAGCGAGAGATCGTGCGCCGCATTGGCGAACGCTTGTACGGAGGGGCTCGTCATGGCTGAATGGACGATTGAGGATGTGGCGGCCCGCTTCGAGGAGGCCGCCAGCACCGGACGACGCCTGCCCCCTGTGCGTGTGCAGGGCTACTTCAACACATGGCCCGTCATCGTGCGCAAGGAGTGGGAGACGTTCGCAGCCGATGAGCACGTCTATCGACCACTCCCACCCACCCCCGATGCCATCGACCGAATGCTGGAGACGATGAAGTGGGTGCAGTGGTTGGAGGTCGAGCAACGACATCTGGTGTGGATGCGCGCCAAGCGCTACGGCTGGCGAGACATCACGATCCGCTTTGCCTGCGACCGCACGACGGCGTGGCGTCGCTGGCAGCGGGCGCTGGAGATCGTGGCTGACCACCTCAACGCAGCGCACGTCGGTGTCACGCTGCGCGCACAGTGATCACGCTCCGCGCAGCGAGCCTTGACAACAAATATTCCAAAATCGTAGGCCAAGCAGGGTAATGCTTGCCGCGTTTGTCCTTCGTTTCTTGCGTTTGTCCCTTTTGACGCTCGCCGAGGCTGCAACAAATCACCCCGGTCGGGGGTAGTATTTCAGCTATCTTCTGGACAGCGGTGACGGTTCGGAGAGCGGCCCGAGGCGAAAGGGGTCCTTCCTGCCGAAAGTCCCATGCGGGGGGCGCGAGCGCGACGCTTTTTTAGCGTCAGGGCGCGGGCAAGGTTACCAGTCGGCCAGGTTACCGGCCCCGGTTACCACCCCCAGGCGCGGTTACCACCCCTCCAGAATCTTCATTCACTCAACCCGCCCGGCGGCAACGCTCGGCGGGTTTTGCTTTTGGGACTTCCACTTTGAACACACTCAACGTCGAGTACCGCAAGGTCGAGGCGCTGATTCCCTACGCCCGCAATCCGCGCACGCACGCCGAAAGCCAGATCGCCAAGATCGCGGCCAGCATCGTCGAGTACGGCTGGACGAACCCGATCCTCGTCGACGGCGACAACGGCATCATCGCCGGGCACGGGCGTCTGGCCGCTGCCCGCAAGCTGGGGCTGGATCAGGTGCCGGTGATCGAACTGGCCCATCTGACCGTCGCGCAGAAGCGCGCGCTGGTGATCGCCGACAACCGGCTGGCGCTCGATGCGGGCTGGGACGAGGAGATGCTGGCGCTGGAGATGGCCGACCTGTCCGAGGCCGGGTACGACCTTGCCCTGACCGGTTTCGAGGATGCTGAGATTGAGGCGCTGCTCACGGGTGAGGTGACCGACGCCGGTACCGACCCGGAGCCTGATGCCGACGAACCGGATACGGCGGACGACGTACCGGATGCCCCTGTCGTGGCGGTGTCCCGTCCCGGCGATGTCTGGGCCATCGGGTCGCACCGGCTGATCTGTGGCGATGCCACCGACCGGGCCGTGGTCGCTGCGCTGATGGACGGCGGCACGGCAAGGCTGTGTTTCACCTCGCCGCCCTACGGCAACCAGCGCGACTACACCTCGGGCGGCATCACCGATTGGGATGGTCTGATGCGCGGCGTGTTCGCGCACCTGCCGATGGCGGCCGATGGTCAGGTGCTGGTCAACCTGGGCCTGATCCACCGCGACAACGAGGTGATCCCGTATTGGGACGGCTGGTTATCCTGGATGCGTCAACAAGGTTGGCGGCGCTTCGCGTGGTACGTCTGGGATCAGGGTCCAGGGATGCCCGGCGACTGGGCAGGACGCTTCGCCCCGAGCTTCGAGTTCGTTTTCCACTTCAACCGCGAAAGCCGCAAGCCGAACAAGATCGTGCCCTGCAAGCACGCCGGGCAGGAATCACACCTGCGCGCCGATGGTTCGTCCACGGCAATGCGCGGTAAGGATGGCGAGGTGGGCGGCTGGACGCACAAGGGGCTGCCCACGCAAGACACCCGCATCCCCGACTCTGTGATCCGCGTGATGCGCCACAAGGGCAAGATCGGCCAGGACATCGACCACCCGGCCGTGTTTCCGGTGGCGCTGCCCGAGTTCGTCATCGAGGCTTATACGGATGCGGGCGACATCGTGTTCGAACCCTTTGGCGGCAGCGGCACAACGATGCTGGCTGCCGAGCGAACGGGCCGCATCTGCCGCAGTGTGGAAATCGCTCCGGAGTACGTGGACGTCGCCATCAAACGCTTCCAGCAGAACCACCCCGGCGTGCCGGTCACCTTGATCGCCACCGGCCAGTCCTTCGGGCAGGTGGCTGCTGAGCGCGCCACCACCCTGGATGCCGAGGTGATCGCATGAACTGGCTGGCCGACAAGATCGAACAGTGGCCTACCGCCAAGCTGCTGCCCTACGCCCGCAACGCGCGCACCCATTCCGAAGACCAGGTAGCGCAGATCGCTGCCAGCATCGCGGAGTTTGGATTCACCAATCCGATCCTGGCCGGGAGTGACGGCGTGATCGTCGCCGGGCACGGACGACTGGCCGCAGCGCAGAAGCTCGGGCTGGAGCGGGTGCCTGTCGTGGTGCTCGACCATCTGAGCCAGACGCAGCGCCGGGCCTTGGTCATTGCGGACAACCGCATCGCCGAGAACGCGGGCTGGGACGACGCGATGCTGCGGATCGAACTGGAAGCCTTGCAGCTCGATGGTTTCGATCTGGACATCACCGGCTTTGACGCCGACGCACTGGCCGAACTGATCGCGGGCGACGAGCCGGACAACGAGGGGCAGACCGATGAGGATGCGGTGCCGGAGATTGGCGAGACGCCGATCTCGCGCCCGGGCGATGTCTGGGTGCTGGGCCCACACCGGCTGCTGTGCGGCGATGCCACCGTGGCTGCAAGCTACGAGGCCTTGCTGCAAGGCGAGCCGGTCGACATGGTCTTCACAGACCCGCCGTACAACGTGAACTACGCCAACAGCGCCAAAGACAAGATGCGCGGCAAGGATCGCGCGATCCTGAACGACAACCTGGGTGACGGCTTCTACGACTTCCTGCTGGCCGCGCTGACTCCGACCGTCGCCCATTGCCGGGGCGGTATCTACGTGGCGATGTCCTCCAGCGAACTGGATGTGCTGCAGGCCGCCTTCCGCGCCGCCGGTGGCAAATGGTCGACCTTCATCATCTGGGCCAAGAACACCTTCACCCTGGGGCGCGCCGACTACCAGCGCCAGTACGAGCCGATCCTCTACGGATGGCCCGAGGGTGCGACACGCCACTGGTGTGGTGACCGCGACCAGGGGGATGTCTGGAACATCAAGAAGCCGCAGAAGAACGACTTGCACCCGACGATGAAGCCGGTGGAGTTGGTCGAGCGCGCGATCCGCAATTCGAGCCGCCCTGGCAACGTGGTTCTCGACCCGTTCGGTGGCTCTGGAACGACGCTGATCGCCGCCGAGAAGTCAGGCCGCATTGCGCGTCTGATCGAACTCGACCCCAAGTACGTCGACGTGATCGTGCGCCGGTGGGAGGAGTTCACCGGCAAGCAGGCCACCCGCGAGGCGGATGGCGCGGTGCTCGATCAGGCTGCCAGCGACTCCTCGACGATCTCGCAGTGAAACACAAAGCCCGTCAGGTATGGCAGGCCGCGCGGGATGCCGTATTGCTTGCTGGTTTGGCGGCCAATCGTCCAGCCCATCCAACGCTGGGTGGCTGCGTTGATCGCGTCCGCCAGGGCCTTGCCCTCGTAAAGCCCGTTCTGGACGTCGTCGGCAAAGTGGCGACCGTGGCGGCTGTCGAGGAAGGCCCGAACCGATTCGAGCGGCTGGCTGGTGGCGTCCGAAATGGCGACCATCGCCAGGGGCCATGCGGCGCTGGCGTGTTCGTTCATCGTGCCCCAAAAGCCCCAGGCTTCGTTCTGGGTGGCGGGGATCTGTGTGGTGACGTTCATCTCTGGCTCCCTCGGGTTGATCGTTGCGACACCCGTAGTAACGCGCTGTTCGATTGAGAAGCCAAGCGCCGCTTGGCCTCTTTCTCGATCTTTCTGATCAGGCGATGCGGTAGACCCGCTCGCCGCCCTGCGGCTTGTCCGACACGATGGTCAGGCCCAGCTTCTTCTTGAAGGCCCCGGCAAAGGTGCCGCGCACCGTGTGTGCCTGCCAACCGGTGGCAGTGCAGATCTGGCCGATGGTTGCGCCTTCGGGGCGTTGCAGCATCCGGATCACTTCGGCCTGCTTGCTGTTGTCGCGCGTGCGCGGCTTGGCCTGTGTCGGCGCTTTCGTCCACGTCGCTTCGGCAGCGGCAACAGCCTGCTCCAGTTCGGCATCGACTACCGGCGTCGGCTGCGGGATCGTGGGGCGCTTCATGCCCAAGGCGTCGTAGCCCTCGGCGGCGACGAACCAGTCGGTGCCGTCGGTGGTGATCAGGGCACGGTTGAACATCCCGTCGAGCACCTTCTTGCGCGCGCCGCCTTTGATGTGGTCGGGGAACCATTCGATCTTGCCGCCGCTGGTGTTGATGGCCTTGGCGAGGATGGCGTGCTGGGCCGGGGTGAGTTGGATGGTGGTCATTTGCTGCTCCTTGGGAGTGGTTGATCGGGTGACGTGATGAACGCGCTGTTCCCGATCAAAGCCAAGCGTTCTGCCGGCTTTCACGCAACAAAGATTCCATGCCCCGATCTGCTCCCTTGCCCTGTCGCCATCCCGGTTGCGCCGCGCTGGTAGAGGACGGCCGTGGCTACTGCCCGCGTCACCGGAACGATCTGCGCCAGTGGGACAACACCGCCCGCGCCAAGGCACGTCAGAGTCGACGGGCCTGGCACACCGGTGATCCGCGCTGGCGGGCGCTGCGTGCCGAGGTCTTGCGCGAGCAACCTCTGTGTGTGCATTGCGAGCGCGAGGGTCGGGTGCGGTTGGCCACAGTCGTTGACCACGCCGACGGCAACGCCATGAACAACGAACGCAGCAACCTGCAGCCGCTGTGCGCCTCCTGCCACGCGGCCAAGACGGCCCGCGAGGACGGCGGCTTCGGCAACCCGCGCCGCTGACCTCCGAAACCCCTCGGGGTCGGGGGGAGGCGAAGTCTGGGGCCGCCGCGCCCGTGTCCGCGCGGTCCCTCGAATTTTTGTCGCCGCGAATTTGTGACAGGGGGGATTCCCCCCCAGCACCGAGATATCCCATGCGAGGCCGAAAGCCCAAACCCACTGCTTTGAAACTGATCGCCGGCAACCCCGGCAAACGTGCGCTCAACGCCCACGAGCCGCAGCCGCGCGCCGACTTGGCTGCGCCGCCCGCGTGGCTCACTGAGCGCCAGCAGGCCACCTGGCGCGAGGTGGTCGAACTCTCACCACCGGGCCTGCTCAAGGACGTTGATGCCTCGGTGTTCGCCGTCTGGGTCGTGGCCTTCGATCTGTATCAGGAGGCCAGCGAAAAACTTGCCCGCACCGGGATGCTAATCAAAGCACCAAACACGGGCGTTCCGATGCAGTCCCCGTACCTGGCCATCGTCAACCGCCAAGCGCAGATCATGCTCAAGGCCGCCGCCGAGATGGGCTTTACGCCCGCCTCGCGCTCGCGTGTGGTGGTCAAGCGCGATGCGAGCGCCGCCGATGATCCTTGGACGGCGATTGCTGGCGGCTGACTTGTGGTTAACGAGGCACGTAACCGATCACATCTTCGAGCTTTGATCTAAAACCGCCCAGTGCTAGATCAGTGTCCAGTTCGGTAGAAGAACTCTCTCTGCGGCGAGATAGGTCGAGAAACATATCGGCAAATATGTTCGCCAATTCCGGCTTAGTCCCTGTAGCGACTACCGTGAGCGCATTGACCGCGCACGTCAGGGCTTCTATTTGGCCGCGTTGGATTTGCATTTGTTGAAGCAACAGCTGCACCAATTCATCAGTGTTTGTGCTCAAAGCTCTTTTCCTTTCGTTGGCTGCCCTAAAAAAATGACCAGTAGTGCGCGCAAGTATGTAGCGATCGCCACGAGCTATGCCGAGGCAATAGTCGCAGGCGACATCCCTGCATGCCAGTGGGTGCGGCGCGCCTGCCAGCGGCAGTTGGATGATCTGGCGCGCTTCAAGGGCCGCTCATCACCTTACCGATTCAATCCACTGCTTACCGATGCGATGGGCCGCAAGTACCGGCCCGCTGACAACCTGTGCGCCTTCGTCGAGTTGTTGCCGCACATCAAGGGGCCGCTGGCCGGGATGCCGATCACGCTCGAGCCCTGGCAGGTGTTCATCCTCACCACCATCTTCGGCTGGGTCAA